CTTTGACATCAGTCTCAACATACAAATACTTTAGATCAACAATCTCTGGAAGAATACCGACAACAGAATATTTCTTCAAATCATCAATAAGATTCTCTTTGATATCGGTAGAAAGATATACTCCATTATTTGGTTTCACACTTATAAAGACCTTACCATATGCTGGAGGTGTCAGAACCTCTCCACCAAATGCAGATACAGATTCAGTCTCTGTATAAAGTTTAGGAACAAGCGCTTCATAGTCGGCTGCAGTAACTGCCCTGTTCTGTGATGCATAGATCTGTGTTGAATATTTCTTAACGGATTCGGTAGATTCAATATCCTTTCCACCATAGGAAGCAGTATTGATAGTTATCAGTGAGATACCGTTGTTAACTGCAATACCATTATTATCTACCAGAGTACCAGAGAATCTAAATCTATTAATACCATCTGCAACCGAACCAGCACAAACTGGGTAACTAACACTAATATAGTTTGGTTCTTCTAACTTTTTACCAAATACACCATCACCAAATAAGACCTCATATCTTTCACCATCTGTTTCTTTGAGAAAGTATACTGAAGAAGTATCATCAACCTCAAACAAACTATCAGCTAGTGTATATTTCTGTTGAATTGAAGATGTCTCCGAGTCTCTTACAATGACACTTATCAAATCAGTATCAATACCTACATTAGAAAGAATAAACTTCTGGTTAGGAAGTCTAGAACTTACCGTGAATGATTGGGTAATATATGTTCCTTCATAAACGTCAATATTCTCAAACTTTGCAAACCCATCAGAATCTACTGGTACAGTAACAGAACTAGGAACTATAAAGGTAAAGTTCTGACTTGAAAACCTTACGCTACTTGTAACACAGATACCAGAATTTAATGTGATAGATGAGGCGCTAGTCCCTCTCGCATCAATAGAGAAAGTAATATTTGCCTTCGATGCTTTCCTAGATCTTGGAAGATACCCAATGTTTCTTGCCAAGGAGACAACATTCTGTCTCAACGTAGCACTATCAATGAACACTTCATTTGCCACCATATTGGTGTTATATGAAGTGAGATATGTGTTATACGCTAACACATCAACAATTGTTGAAAGGTTGGACCCTTCAAAGTCGTAATCAGTAAAGTTTGAATTCGCTTTAAGATAATCCTTAATCGAAGTCTTTATCTGATCAAAATCTAAACTACTGAAATTTACTAAAGGCATCTATCTACCTAGTGGGTTCTAATGCTAATGTTAATTCCTGTGTCGGAACATTTATTCCAACAACTTCATACTGAATAGTTGCATCCATTGTAGCCTCATCATAGTTGGGTTTAACTAAGACTTCAATAATCTCAACTCTGGGTTCGTAATTTTCAATAACTAAAATAATTTCATCACGAATGATAGTTGCTGTTTGTTTATCCATGTTCTCAAAGAGAAGATCATAAACACCAGAACCTAAGTTAGGTTCAAATGGTCTTTCCCCCCTCTTTGTCAGAATCAAATTACGAATCGATCTTGCAATTGCAGTCGTATTTTTAATTGCAATCAAATCATTATTCAGGGGGTTAGTCTGAAACGAAGCACTAATGTCCTTAAATTCTTGACTGACCCTTTGAACTGGCACAACAATACAGGAATACTGTCTTTATTTAGACACTATTTTCAATATTCGTTTAATACTATCTGTTGAGCACCACAAGTACACTGATGATCAGGGTGAGAACAATCAGTTGTTTCAAAAAGTCCATCAGTGTTCACTTTTTTCTTTGTGTTCTTTGGTGTGAGATTATCATTTGCAATCTCACGAAGCATGTTGTCTTGATTTTCCATCTATGATAAATCCCCTACGGTGATAACCTTTATCTTCTATGTATCTGTATCCACTTGATTCTTCTAACTCTGGGATCTGCTGATCATCCCATACAGGAATAGCTATTGTATTATTATATCTAAAGTTTGGGTTTCTTCTAAAGTGAACCTCAATTAACTTACCACCAATAAACTCACAGTTAATCCACTCATACTTATTTCCTACATCATTCAAGACCTCTGGGAACTCTACAGTCCTCTCTAAGGCCTCCCATTTAGTCCATTGGTAGAGTTTATCTTTACTGTCTCTAATACCTCTTACAACTAATTTTGATTGTTTGTTCTGATAATCGACTGAGATATGTTCTCCTTCAAATATCTCACACCAAAACTCTGCAGGATGTAAATGTTCTGTGTCTTTCGTTATCTCTTCTATCTTACTATATCTACTCATACCCAAGATATTAAAACATGGGCGAACAATATAAAAACCAGGGTTAGGAACTTCTAGTCCAGCTGGACCACAAGTATAACCTAACACCTGGCTTAGTTGTAATTTATTATAAACCCACAGGTCTTCTGGATGAATTGAAAACCATTCTTCAGACACTGTGAGATGATAACTCATTTACCTTGACCCCTATACCTCTTCTTTGCACCATTGCGAGAAGTTGCACTGAGTAGTGTATATTGTGAACGACCTTGACGGGTCTTCTTTGGTTTTGCGGGAATATAGTTCCCACCTTTCATCATAGCCATAATTACTTCTCCAATTTACATTTATCATTTAGGGAACTAATTCCCATATTTAATGTCACGAACACTCCTATACAACTACTAAAGAAAATAATCACATCAGTATTATTTTTACTGAATTCTTTAACTACTGTTGTCAAACAGAAGATTCCAATTACAGTTGATAGAAACATCTTTTTCCAGTTTGGGCCCCATGATATAAAATAAGTCTTACGACTTCCACAATCAGGACATTGTTTAGAACGACTTTTTCCTCTGGGATACCATTCATAATGACACGAGGAACACCAGTTCTTAGGTCGAAGTGGAATACGGGGCATTTTCTTTCTTAAGACCTTTATACTGTATCAGAAATGATGTTTTGTGTCAATCAGATAACCCTAGTCTTTTCATGTCCAACACGAATACGAGGATCACACCAGATCTCAAATCCAGATTCAATTGCATCGAGACAGAATGAAACATCCTCTCCACACATATCTTGAACAGCACCTGACTCAAAGACTTGCATCTTAGGAGCAAACCAAGGATACTTCATACCCTCATTCTCAAAGACACCATTCTGAATCATTACCCAACCGAAACCAGTGTAGTCAACAGTAAATGGTTTCTTACGTTTCTGAATACCATCTACCATCTCATGATTCATCACACCACCATTGTTACGGAAGTCATCTTCATCCAGCCAATGTGCAACTGATGTAGTACGACCATCTTCAGTTGAATACCAACCAGCTACAATCTGTTTCTCCTCACCTTCACTATTCAATGCAAGGTCACATAGTTGCCAGAACTTATTAGTGTCAAATACAATGTCACTATCAATCCACAACTGATAGTCATACTCCAACTTACCGTCCCATGGAATCTGATCTGGTCCACGTAGTACATTGGCACCCAAACACTTACAACGTGCAAAGTTAACCATTGAAGAGTAGTCTTGACTAATCTGAATACTCATTCCATTCTGAACCATATCGAAACATAGTTGAACAAAATTCTTCAGGTAAGTATAACTTACTCCACGACCAGGAAGACAGAAGACAATCTTCTTTCCCTTCATTCGTTCTTTAATCGCAACATAGTCCCATTCTTGAGTACTACTCTTACTCTTGGGTGTTGCTGCTTTAACGGTGAAACCCTTCGCCACGTTCAATTCTCCAATAAATGTGTATAAGTTTTGTTGTTGACTATGTAAGAAATAGTAGCACGATGGACACCATACTTCTCACCTAACTGAACTGTTGTGTAACTTCTATTATTATACAACAGTCTTATCTCTTTGACAACACTATCTGTTAATTTAGAATTACCATTACTCTGACCTTTTTGGTTGCCAGTGTAACATCTCCCTTTTGTTACCTTATCTTTCACGTTGTCCGTATTAGTTCCAGAAAATAAATGAAAAGGATTTACACAAGAAGGATTATCACATCTATGTAGACAGTGTAGTTCACCTAAAGGTTCTGCATAATGAATCTCATATACAACTCTATGTACTCTTAGGTTCTTACCATGGTGGTGTAGTATACCATACCCACCTTTATCTTTATGTCCTCGCCACTCCCAACATATATCCTCTGAGAGTGTTTTCGGTAACTTACTATTAATCTTTTCTAATAAGTCCATACTCACTCATCACTTCCCGAAAGATCTCTTTGAGTTCTTCCCGCTCTAAGTCAGTAAACACATTCCTTGTCACAGGTACAAAAGGCGCTGGTTCTTTATACTCCTGAACGAAACATAACTCCTCTGACCCATTGGTACTCATGTTTTGTGTACTCATCTTCATGATCTCATAACCTCCTTAATTAATACGAGCTCTCCTCGATCGAGAACTCTGCTCCATAAACCCTCTCATAAGATAAATCCTCTGCAGAATAATCAGTATGCATAAACCCAACGAGTGTGTTCAATAACTCCCATGACTCCTTGAACTTATCCTCTTCAAGATTATTTAATACACACTCATCCTTTAAGTAAATATGATAATACTTAGTTCCTGTCATTGTGCCCTCCACGTCTCCTCAGTAGTTGTTTGAGTATCTATATTCGAGTTGTCAAAGTGATACAGAGTACTCATCAATACTACCGCTACGGGTAATAAGATAATACCTCTGAGTATTCTGTAAATTAAATGAAACATTGATGATTAGCAAAAGTTTTGAGAAATTCTTCCATATCACTACCGTTCCGTCTACGACAGGGGGGAAGTGTCTCTCAGTTCGGTTGTGAACCTTATGAGTCTATCATAATTCCTGGGAATTTTTTTGTGGATCTTGGAATATCTTTTTGTTTTTTCTAAAGGGCCCTCTAAAAATACCTGGGAGATTTTTTTTAAGTCTTTATATCTGCCTCGAAAAAGACATACAGTGTAGGTTAGGGACTTAGGCGTTTTTATATACGGCCTTATGGGTTCTTATGGGTTCTTATGGGTTCTTATGGGTTCTTATAATCCTTATGAAACGCTTTGCCCGGATCGGGGTATCATATAACCCCCCAAATCACTGTCGATTCGATAACACTAACTGTGTCCCACTAAGTATAACTTAAGGACTACAATTTGTCAAGTTGTTAATACTAACTGTTTCGATAGTGTTATATCTGAGGGAGGAGAGATTGTCCTCCCTATGTGTTACTTACCAACCATAAATCTCTTTGATTTCTTCATCACTATGATCACCATAATAACCTCTACAAAATGTCATGATATCATCGAAGGATTTGAAGGTAATTGTATATCCTGGGAAGTTAGTTCCTTCTCCTTCAGTGATACTTAGTGGAGTGACGTTGATCATACTTAGATAATCAAATACTGTCACGTCACCTTCATTCAACCAATCGAATGTGTCGGTGTATGTGTTAGTCATGTTCGTTTGTGTGGTTACACTATAGAGACACTTTAGAGGTTACTAACTTTAATAGGTTGTACTATGTGATCAGAACTCGATGGTGTTAAGTGTTGGTTGCTTGGGTTCTGGTTGTTGATTAGTGTCCTCAACGATAGAGTTAAGAATCTCTAGGATCTGTGTTCCTGTGTTACCCTTACTGAGGAGGGAGATCATTACAGACTTAGACATGATGTAAGTGTGAGTTAGTGTGGTTTGAGTTAATGTTAGTTTAGAGTCATCTCGGACTGTTACTTAAGCGAAGATGTAGCCGTTAGTGGATTGTCCCTCCCATCATCATGCTGTATTGTGAGATCTCCTTTACCTCCATGAGCACGTAATCAAAATCCTGCTGGAGCTTTGCCTTGTAGAGGTCGGCAGTGGATTGACAATCGAAGAGGCGAAGGGTTTGGAAGGACTCTCCCTCGTAATCAGTGCCACCGATGACAGCGATGCATTTGGTTTGAATCATGGTTTCGTTTTTCATGTGTGGTTGTGGTGTCTTACACTATAAGGACACTTTAGAGGTTACTAACTTTAATAGGTTGTACTATGTGTCAAATAGTAATAATACTAAATAATACTGTTATGTGTTCCGCGAGTTCACTTATTGGCGCTTGAGTTATTACAACTGAACTCTCCTACGGGGTCAAGAGTCAGTATCAACTAAGCAAAACCAGTAAGTAACACATAGGACAAACACATCAGCAGACAATAACATACAAAAGGTTTTTAGAGAGATAGGCCTTAACTCTATTTTTTAGTGCGTATATGTGTAACTTAAGCTCAAGCGGCCTTTTCTCCTTAAGACTCATAAAAATCCCCTTAGGTATCATTTACCATAAGGGGAGTTAGTGTTAGTTACAGGGGATTCTAGGGGTCTTAGAGAGTGTTTCTACCAGTCCATCGTAGCATCCTCTACATAAACCTCTACTGTCTCTGATGGTTCGAGTTTGAATAACTTAGCATAGTCAATATCACGGGGGTTAAAGTCACCCATTACCTCTAAGTCTAGGGTAATTCTTACACGTTTCTTCTGAGCCAATTGATAAGCTAACATGGGAGGAATGAGAGGAGGAACTGATACTCTTAAATTATAATCCTTCTAGTCGTATTAGTCAAGAGACTGGGGGTATTTATAAGTCTTATATGAAAATTTGGAAGGTTTCTGATGTTTTATGTTTCGGTTCTTATATATTTTTGGGGGAGGGGTTGACATAAAACAGAGAGCGTGATAGAGTGAAACCTTAGATGACTATAAGATCAGCCATTTATAAGGTTTAGAGAGACTATAAGATCAGCCATTTATAAGATTAGATCAGGTCTTTATAAGGCATAAGGATGAGGGTTTATAAGGGTAATAAAGAGGATTAGAGAGAGTTAATGATACGAATTCATATCACTTTAAGACAATAGTAACAATCAAGATAAAACAGTCATATACATTTAAAAAGCCATTTAATTAATAAAAAAACGTTAAAACAGGGTATTTATAAGGATTTTCAAAGGGTAATCTGGGATTTAAGGTCATTTAGAGTTACATGAGTTCTAGTTACCTTCTCCCCTAATTCCTCCTTAGTTGGAATAGGATCATGAGGACGGTAAGCATCAATAAAGGGAGCTAGTTGATACATTAATCTTGTATCTAACTGTGCATCCCTTAAGTGATAGATTGGATGATTTATTTCCCTACTCCATAATCAGTTAGTGCTTCTGGGTTAGATGTAGTATAAGGATTAATATCATTGACTATGTTGTTGTATTGAGTGGGATCTTCTCCATAGTAACTAATAACTTCATCCTTAAACTCTACTTCATCCCAATCATCATAACCTTGCATAAGTTGTTCATGAACGATTTCTCTAAGTGTATCTAAGTCCATGTTATCTACTAGGTTTAGACAGAACTTTTCTTTAACCTTTACAAGTTGATCTGATGTTAATTGAGTCATGATGTTTGTGTTAGTTAGAGGGTTGATTGGATTAAGTTCTTACAGTTCGTTCATCATTTCATTCATCTCATCATAGTTGATTAGAGGATCATTCCACTTAACTCCATCACCTGTAGCAAATCTTTCACTGTTATTCATACAACGAACAAATGCATCATATGGGGTATCAGAGGTTTCACAATATGTGACACAAGCTTTTGCAGTATTATACAAAAACTCACTATTACCAATCCAAAGACTTGCGTTCCAGGTTTCGAAATTTGTGTAACCGTTGTAAGTTTCGTTTGTCATGATTTGAGTTGAATGAGTGGTTATACTACAGGGACACTTTGGAGGTTACTAACAATCTACCATTGATTAGTTTGTATCAAATACTTTCGGATCTCATCGTAAGCAAACTGTTGTATCTTACGATCAGTTGTTGTATCTAAGACTTGATACATTCGATTGATATAATCACTCTTTCTTGTGACACTAATATTCTCTTTCGTAGTTAATCCTAATTCACTGTTACCATTAGTCTTAGTCTTTGGTCTTCCAAAGTTTCCAGTTACGTTACCAGTTGTTCTTAGTTTGGGTCGAATCTTAGAAAGGTTTGAATAAGTCATTTGTTTGATGGAAAATAAGACTTTACTTGACAGTTACAATACGATGAGATGTTCGTTCCTTATGAAGATTTTTAATAGTCTTAATCTCATGAGGTTCAACTAAAGCATAATCATAACCATCCTCATATTCAAGAAAGTAAGAGTATTCAATAGCGGAGTCTTCATCCTTGAAAATCGTCAATGACTTAAAATCTTCATTTCCAGAGTCAAATCCACCGATGACAGAATAGAGCATGATATCAAAGAAGAATTAGAATTAAAACAATAGAATAGAAGTTAGCGTAGACTTTAGACCATTCTTTTTTGGTTTTGATCATTGAAGAAAGACTCAGAATAGTTCAGAGAAACAATACCTAGAAACAATCCAAAAGGAGAGAAGTAGGAGAGAGAAGTCTGAACCTTATACTATAGAAACACTTTAGAGGTTACTAACTTTATTAACCACCATATACTTCCTCTCCAAGAGGAGTATCAGAACCAACATACTCACGAATATCAGAAGGATCTGTTGATCCAAGATATACCTCACTGAAAAGGATTGCGTCACTATGTGACTTGAACTCAACTGCCACATTGTCATACATTGTAGAATTGAATGTGACAGATAGTGGTGTTACATTTGCAATCTCACATACTTCTGCTACTGCAGTAAGTGAATGATCAGAAAGAAAATCGTATTTGATGGTGATAGACATAGTTTAGAAACGTGGTTACACTACAGGGACACTTTAGAGGTTACTAACAATAATTACATCGAATCAAGACTTCTTTGAAGTGTTTCATTACGTTCTTGAATGATTTTTACCATACTAGAATCTAATAAGTCGATCATTAGATTAGCACCTAGGATAACAAACAATGTGAGAAAGAAAATTCTCATGATCACTTTTCGATGGTAACAGATTGAATTACAAAGTTGGGATTGAGACGATTACATGTTACAATTGCTTCCTCTTTTGTGAGTTTGATGTAACCTAAACTGTCGTTCATAACCCAACCATTAGAACGATGAAATTGACCATGAAGAATAAACTTAGTCTCTTGCATAATGTTAATCAACCTCCGAACATGTCATCGAATAATTGTTGTCCAGAACGTTCATCTTGTTCTACTTTCTTTTCATATTCTTCCATACGTTGTAGTGCTTCTTCACGGGAGATTGAATAAGGAAAAATGTACTCTTGACCAGAGGGGTTTGTGTAACGCATTAGTTTGAAGGTGTTCTCATACTACAGGGACACTTTAGAGGTTACTAACAATGTTAGTTGCCATTCAGGAACTCTTGGAGTTCCTCAAGATACTGCTCTTCGGTTTGGAATGTTCTTCCATGGATTACACATGGGAAAGACTTTTTAGTCTTTGATGGTGTTTGACACTCTTTAACAGAGTATCCCTTTTGGGTTAGCGTTTCAATGTAAGGATTAAAAGTATTCATACCATAGGGACACTTTAGAGGTTACTAACAATAATACCCTGAACCAGTTAGTGTCATAAACTGATTTTTCCATAATTTTATCGGGTCAAACGACCTATCACACCTGAAAACCCCCGATATGAAAAAAAGAGTTTTTGATATCGTGAGAGCCACTGGTATCACTGGGGTCTTGAGTAGTAGGTTTGTTCTGTCTGATGGGTGATGGTCTCTACGCATAAAAAAACCCTCTCAAAGAGAGGGTGAAAGTGTTATCTTATCGATTCAAAACTTATCCTACAGAAATCAGTTCTTCAAACCTATCAAGAGTTGCATATCTTACAACTCCATTCTCATCCGTAAGTTGAATCATGGGCCACATAGGTGAATCAGCTAACAACTTACCACCGGTAATGGTATGAACCATTCCAGTTTTTTCGTCTTCTACTTTACAACCAATTGCTTCTTGAACCCAGTTGAGAAATGCCATAATGTTTGTTGCGGTTACACTACAGGGACAGTTTAGAGGTTACTAACTTTATTATCCAACAATGAGGCCTTACTCAATCACTGTAACCACCACAATTATGTGATTGATGCCTCTACTACATGGGTCTTACAATGTAACAAGGTAACCACACCAAAACATGTTACATATGCCCATCAATCATCAGGAACAGAACTCCCTAACTTTGTTGGCAATACTTGATGCCTCAATATCTTTTGCCACAATGTATGCCTCAACTTCGATCATGATTGAGGTGTAACTCAGTCCATCATTTTTTAATGACTCCATCAGATTTTTGAATTCCTCTGTGGTAAGTGATGACTTTGAGATAAATTCAATTAACTCTTGTTCTTCATAAAAAAGGTTATCCATTAACCCATCTGCAATTGTTCCCTCATTACAGTCCTGAACAACATGATGAGCCTCATGCCTAAGTGTGTCTAAGTCATTTAAAGTCCAGGTAACTTGAGGCCCACCAGGAACGCCATTGTCTTGACATACAATCAACATACCTGACCTTGTATTATACATACCATCTACACCAGACCTACAATGAAGTCTAGAGTTGATACTAGTAATAATACCAACTTCATTAAGTGCATTGAAGAGATCTACATGGTCTTCATAAGTGTTACCAGCAATGGCTGATCCTGGTGTGAAAATAACAGATGCGCCTGCAAGAACAGAGGTGAGAAACTTTTTCATGATTTAGTTTGTGTGTGATGTAAATTAAACTTGTGAGAGATAGTCAATGAACATGAACTCATATTCACCATCTTCGGGATCTTGGCCATCAACAACCCATTCAGAATGAATGGCATCGGAGTTACCGTAGTTATCATTTTCAACATGTTGTACCATCTGTTGATAAAGTTGTTCTGCCATTAGATCAACAGATTCTTGTTTGATATTGTTCATGATGTTGGGGGTGAGTGGTATACTATAGAGACAGTTTAGAAGTTACTAACAATAATGTCAACAACCAGATACAGAATAGGATGCAACATGACCAGGAACACCATTTAGTGAAAGACTTGTGTTCTGATAGTCTGCATAATCATCAGCATCCTCTTCAGTTTCAAACGGACCGATGAACTGTGGCTCATCATATTCAACTGAATCGAATCTTACATAGATGCTCATTTGATTGATCGGCGAGTGGTTATACTACAGGGACACTTTAGAGGTTACTAACAATATCAACAGGCAAGTGCTCCTTCAGGAATAGAAACAGTTTCGGGATCCTTATCATCGAACTCATGGCGATCAATACAGACCCACACACCCTCACGGTTGAAGATGTATGCGTATTCTTCACCATCAGCAACGTATTCTATCAAGTTGTTATCAAGACGAGGAGGACAATTCTCACCCCGAGCAGAATAATACTCAGGCTGATTGTCATCGTTCCAACAGACTGACATATCCCCACCATCAATCAATTCTTCTACTTTTGGGCGGGTGTTATAATGAGTTTGGAGAATACGACCCAACCATTCAGGATAAGAATCCCAGTGGTGATAAACAGAGAGGATAGAATCATCTGAGAGTTGAATGCCGATACGGCCTCGGGTTGCCATGATGTTTGTGTTGTGGTTATACTATAGGGACACTTTAGAGGTTACTAACTTTATTTCAATTCAATTCGTTCAAATAGACACATACCAAGGTCAAAATACAGATCCTCATCCATCTCACCCATTTTAGCATCTAATGCTTCTTCAATACATTGACGCATAACCTCATTATATTTCTCATTTGTATAAATGTGTTCAATGATGTCATCTTTGAGTGCATCAACAATTCGTGAGACAGTGGATTCAGAAAGTGGCATTTGATTGGGTGGTTATGCTATAGGGACACTTTAGAGGTTACTAACAATAACCTCAACGAAGATAAAGGAAGGAACCATAAGGATCTACAATCTCAGTGTGATCAGTCAAGAAATCAATATAGAACCGAATGCCTTTCGCAGGTGCTTTAAATGATGCTGGTTTGTAACATGCACCAGACTCTTTGTCGATGAACATGAACACACCGTTGTTTGAAAAACTGTTGTCAGCATGAACCCTGAATTGATTCACTTTGATATATTTTTTACCTACACTATATTCTAACTTAGAGTATGAACTATGCCCAGATTCAGTTGCATTAACTTTCCATTGATTGTTGACGACTTCAAGTAAACATTCGGTGAGATATTCAGTTTTGGATTGAGTGAGAGTCATGATGATTGGGTGGTTATACTACAGGGACACTTTAGAGGTTACTAACAATAATATCAACTAATAAGTCGATTAAGTAACTCTTTTGTCAGTTTGTTACGTGTCCTTGGATTTAACTCACCAAGACTTTCATTGAGATATTCATCAATGAGACCCTGGTATAAGTCTTTAATCTCTTTTGAATGTTTGTCCAGAGTGTAGTCAACAAAGTCTGGATAAATGGTGTCTGTGAGTTCTTTGTAGTTCATATGCATATTATAAAACCTCACCTAACAAAAAGTCAAGTGAGGTTGTGACAGTTTAAAAACCGATTAGGTACTCATACGTTTATGCACGCGAGCCATAATCTTGGTTCTACCTTTTGCATCAGGGTTCTGCCCCGTCTCTCTCCTATAGCGATCGGTCTCTTGTTGCTTCATAATACCACGTAACTCGGTCTCACCCCTACGTTGTTGCCTCATTCTCTCCTTAGGAGTGAGTCCCGACGCAACTGCTGGTTTATAATCAGGATCAACTTTCTTCTCTGGTGTCTTTTTAGTAAGTAATTGTGATGCTGTTGGTGTCTTATCACCAGACTTTCTTGCTCTTCTCTCCATCGCTGCTTTACGTTGTTGGTCTCTAAGTGATAGACCAGCAGTACCACGTTCTTTCTGTGGTTGTTGCTCTTTTGTAGAACGTTGTTTCTGTGTTCCTATATCTTTTCTGTCTTTATATGATTTTGCTGGCACCATTTGTCCACCACCAGCAGCTTTCATTCTACGTTTTTCTGGTTCTGATTTACGTCTATCAGCACCAACTCTGCCACCTTCACCAGTCTTACGAATCTGTGACCTTGATTGAATTTCAGGATCATAAACTTCATTGGTTTGTTGTGTAGGTGTAGGTTTCTTATCAGTAGTTTGTTGT